CCGTATATTGTATTTATAGGATCAGTTAAAAACGTGCATAATTGTTACAACTATATTTATCAATTGGTGTAAATTATTTTACACCTACATATTGAAAACTAAATATGTTTATGAAAGATATGACTGACCAAGATGCACTGTGGGAATTATTTGAAAAGCAATGGCCTACTGACGTTCCTAGCGAACCAATTAGTTTGCCTAATGAAGTTGACGATTTTATTATTGATAAAATCAAAGATGCGTTAATTGAATGTAACAATAATAGGACTCACACTGCTGAACATTTAGGGTTGAAACGTGAGACTCTATTAGCTAAAATGAAAAAGTACGAGCTATTTTAAGTTATTGAATGTTTGCTTTGTTTAAAGTAAGCTGAGCCCACTGTTCACGCCCGGCGCCTGCCTGTGTTGGAATAACACTAATACTAAGCCCGCCAGCGTGACCGCTTTGTCTAAATGCTATAAGATCTTGTGCAGAACGCAACATAGCTGATTTTTGATTTGGAATACTCATTAGTAGCAAAGCATCAAAATCATCTCTATTCTTATACCATTCAAAGTTTTGTTGTAAGTAAACTAGTTCTACTTGTGCAACATCTTCAGTATCTGAAACTTTCTGTGCAATAGGATCAGCATATCTATCCATATCCATTGATAATAACTCTATCATAAGCGCACGTCTAATTCGTTTAGAATCATTAGCAGGAACGTTTTCTTTTCCTGCTACAGGTAAGTCTTGATTCAACGCTGCCATAAAAGGACCTAATCCTAAACTGCCGCCTTTGGCACCGATAGCACTAATAACAGTTGGAATTTTTTCTACGTATTTTTGTAATACTGCACGTTTGGCTTTTTGTGAGCCGCCACCGTAACCAATACGTCCACCACTTGAACTCATTGCTGCTTTAAGTTCAACCTTGCCAATACCATCTACTTCTAAGTCACCTTCACCTGATGCTAAACGTATTTTATTAGAAAGACAAGCTAGTCCATATTCACCTGGACCTTTTTGTGCTTTACCAACACCGTATCCTGCAAGTTGTTTAAATATATTTGATGTTGCTGTATCACCAAATACTTTATCAAATGTATTCATTGGTTTAGCAAGCTCAGTAATATCTACTACACCGCCGGCAGTTTCTAATCTTTTTAGTATAGCGTTCATAGTTTTGTAGTCACTATCAACTCCAGCAATGATCTTAGTCATATCTTGACGCACTGCGATCTTTTGCTTTTCAGCCATATTTTCATCTGACAATGGAATACCAAATGCTGTATCAATATTAGTAGTAATTTGTCCACTGTTAAGTATCTTCCAAATTCTATCTAGTATTGCAGCATCTTCTTTATTATTAGCTGTCATACCTGAAATAGATTGAATGATTTGTTCTTTTTCTTGATCTAAGTCTGTGTACTCGACTAATTTGAAATCTCTGTATCGCATTTAAATACTCCTGTTAAAGTATTTATGCTAGTTTAGGGAATAACATATCTGTACAGAACTTGTCTACATCAGCTTCGTCAAGTCCTAGACTTTTCATTACATTAGGAGTATGCGGATTTTGTTGCTGGTTATGGCAATAGTAGTCTTGTGATGCTTGCACCATTTCTCTAATGCCCTCACCTTTAGATAATCCTACTTCGCCAAAGTATGCTCGCAAGTTATCTAACGCAATACGAATAATTTCTGTTGCTTCTTCTTCTGTCTTTACATTACCAGCGGCAAGCATTTTACCTGTGAAAATATTACGTGCCCACTCTGGCAGTTCACGTTGCTTCTCTGGTACAAAGTGTTCTACACTTTCAAAGTAACCTTGTATCATAGGGTGGTCTGGATCAGCACTAGGTGAAAAGTCGTGAAAGGCTCCTGTCATTTTGTTCTTACCAGCAATAACATCAAAGCCGTAAATAGGTGCAGGATTATCTAGTGTCGGAAAGATGCATACGTGCATCATCCAGAGGCCTTTACTTGTTCGAGCATCAACAACGTCAATGTGTGCTCTGCGTACAGAGCTATTAGCCCAAACACGATTAATCCAACCACCATCGGGCCTATTAAAATAATCAAGTCCGGGTTCATTAATTTCTGTAGCCTGTTCGTCAAATATTGAGATAATCTCATTCTGACACTCAATCAGTTTGTTCCAGATAATGCTCAATTTCTAACTCCATTAGTTCTTTAAATAATTGTGTTGCGCTTTCAAATACATATTTTGCTTCGTCTGCCATTTCATCAGTAGTGCAATTTCTAATTGCATCTTTAACAGCTTGTAAGTCTCCATCAAACTGATACATACGTCCTTCGCCTGGGACTTTCTTTTTAATCATTTGCCCGCCACTTAGGTCGCCCATATGTAAAACGTAGATATGTGCCATAACTGCTTCTTTATCGTGCATAATAGTTTTCATATGATTAATGTATTCGTGTGTACTAGGCACAAGTGGTGGAGGATTTTCTTTATCTTCCCATAATTCTAAAAAGTCTTTTTCAATTGCCATTTTACGCTGTATCGGAAATGGGATGTCTAACCAAATTCCATTGATAGCCGCTATTGCTTCTAACAAATCATATTTCTTATGTTGGTTCCATAAGTATGTTGCGTAAAATTGTGGATTAATTTTTCCACTCATTAATACTTTTACATAGCCTTGACGCTCTGCATTTGTATGTGCTTCTTTGGTTAGTTCTTTTAAATTGCTCATTCTTCCTCCAATTTGATCTGTAATGGGAATCCACGTTCTCTACTTGCTGACACTGCTTCTAACGAGCGTTGTTCTGCAATTTCATATGTATATATGCCTGCAATGCCTGCACCGTCGTTATGAATGATCATTGTTAGATCTTGTGCAGTTGCTTGTGAATGTTTAAATATTGATACTAATACTTCAATTACCCATTCCATTGGGGTTTCATTATCATTTAATAAAACCACTTTGTATCTTGGTGGTACCAAAACAATTTCGTCAATTTTTTCATCAATTACAATATCTGTGTCTGTACTCATTTGTTCCTCTCTAACTAAGTGGGGGGCGTTGCCACCCCCCTAGCCTGTTTACTTGCTGTCGATTACTGACGAATCATTAATCTTAATTGTTTTAGGCTTTAGTGCTTCTGGTACTTCACGTACTAAATGCACATTCAGCATACCTAATTCAAGGTTTGCATTTGCTACCTTAACGTGGTCAGCAAGTGTGAACTCTCTACGGAAGTTGCGTCCGCCAATACCTTTGTGTAGGTAATTAACATCTTCATCTCCTTTAGGAGCAGTTCCCTCAATCTTTAATTGATCACCATCTGTTGTGATTGAAAGATTGTCCATACCAAAGCCAGCAACGGCTAATGAGATCATATACTCATCTTCGTTGATCTGTGCAATGTTGTATGGGGGATAACCATTTCCGTTTGGACTATTTGCGAACTGTCTTTCCATTTCGTTGAATAGTCTGTCAAAGCCAATAGTAGCTCTGTGGAAGTTTGGTAGGTCTAGAGTTGTTAGTCTTGTCATTGTTTTCTCCTTATAATAAGCAAGATTAATATTAATGTAACCCTTTCGGCGTTACACATTTATTTATCATCTAATAATCCATTGGATCCGGAGCGTGAACACTTTCTGGATCAAAAGGTTTATCTTTTGCGTCCAAAGGTTGTGTAATAGTAATGCTACAATCTGATGTAATCAGCAATCCAGCAATACTCGCCGCGTTTTCCAATGCAGTCTTAGTGACTTTAACCGGATCAATAATGCCCATTTGCATCATATCACCGTATTCTCCAGTAGCGGCATTATAACCATAATTGTCACTACCTTCAAGAATTTTGTTAACAACAACATCAGGTGATTCGCCTGCGTTATCTACAATTTGTCTAATAGGAGCTTCAAGTGCTTTTGCTACAATGTTAACTCCTGCTGTTTGATCAACATTAGTAATGTTAGTGTCTGCTAGTGCAGACTTTGCTCTCATTAATGCTACTCCGCCGCCTGCTACAATACCGTCGCCAATGGCTGCTCTAGTTGCGTTTAATGCATCGTCATATCGATCTTTCTTTTCGTTAATTTCTACTTCACTACGTCCGCCAACTTTAATAACAGCAACACCGCCTGTAAGTTTAGCTAAACGGTTGCGTAGTTTATCAGCGTTATAATCATTAGAAGCAGTTGATAACTGTGTTCTAATATGCTGTACACGTTCTTCAATTACTTCTGGGTCACCTCTACCACCAATAAAGGTTGTAGTTAACTGGTCAACTTCAATGCGGTCACAAACACCTAATTGTTCAAGTGTAGCTGTGGTTAAATCTCTATTAAGTTCCTTAGAGAAAACTGTTCCGCCTGTCAGCGTTGCAATATCTTCTAATGCTGGAAGTCTACGATCTGCAAAACTTGGTGCTGTTACTACACAACATTTTAAAGAACCGTTCTGATGATTCATTAATAGTGTTTGCATAGGAATTTCTTCAATGTCTTCTGCAACAATCAAAATAGGGCAACGTGTTTTCGATACTTCGTCTAGCAACGGTACTATATCTGCAATATCTGTAATTGTTTTATCATATAAGAAAACAAAGCAATCTTCTAATACAGTTTTAAGTGCTTCGTGGTCAGTGGAAAAATAAGCATTCATATAACCACGATCAATTTGTAATCCAGTTACAACTTCTAGTTCATCCTCTAAACCTTTAGCTGTTTCAATTGAAATAGCACCTTCTTTGCCTACTGCTTCTAATCCTTCGGCAATGTTTTTACCAATAGACGCATCTGAGTTAGCTGATAACTGTGCCACTTGCATTATTTCTTCTGATGCAGAACAAGTTTTAGCTTTAGTAGTTAATTCTTCGCACACTTTATCTGAAGCATAATCAATGCCTCTTTTTAAATCCATTGGATGAAATCCTGCCGCAACCAATTTTAATCCTTCAGTAACAATTGCCTGTGTTAATACTGTTGCTGTAGTCGTGCCATCGCCTGCTTTTGATGCAGTATTTGCGGCTGCTTCGTACACCATTACAGAACCCATATTTTCTAAAGGATCTTTAAGCCATACTTCTTTAGCAACACTAACACCGTCTTTGGTTACTGTAGGTCTTTTAAAAGGTTGTTGGATAATGACATTTCGACCTTTTGGGCCTAGTGTGCTTTTTACAGCGTTAGATATTGTATTAATCCCCACCATTAGTTTATTATGGCTTTCTGATCCAAATCTTACATCTCTATAATCCATTTTATCTCCTTTTATATTACTAAATTATTTATTGTGCTACTAGTGCAACTATCTCAGATTCGACTATGGTTACATATTCTTCTTCTTGATGAGAAAACTTGTAACCACTACTAGCATTAATCAATACTTGATCTCCTACTTTAGTAGTTGTAGCAACAAATTGCTTTTTAGCTTCGTCATACGTTCCTGGACCTACTGCTAAAACTTCGCCTTGGGTGATACCCTCGTGCTTTACGTTTGCAATAATAATTCCGCCAGATGTTTCTGTTTCAGGGTCGTCAATTTTTAAAATAACTTTATCTTGTATCGCTCTTATATTCATAGTTTAGTTTCCGATTGTGGAGTTTTCGTATACTCCGTTGTGTGTTTGTGTACAGCGTACAAACGTTGTACAGCGCATTAGATGCTTTAAGCGTATAGCACCTGCATATGTACAAGTACTACGCACACCGCCTAGTATGTCTTGTACAGTGTTTCCTACAGCACCTCTGTAAGGCACTAGGACTGTTCTACCTTCGCTTGAACGATAGTCTTTCAGTCCGTCAAAATGTTTGTCGTTTGCACTTTTGCTACTCATACCGTAGAACTGTACAAACTGTTTTTGTTCAACGTGGCGTGTTTCTTTTGTTTGGTCGCCAACATCTTCACGTATTAATTCATTTGTTTGATAGTACTTGGTAATAACATCGCCACCGCCTTCATCGTGTCCAGCAAGCATACCGCCTAGCATTACAAAGTCAGCGCCAGCGGCAAATGCTTTAGCGACATCTCCAGGACAAGTACAACCCCCGTCAGCAATGATGTGACCACCAAGGCCGTGAGCAGCATCTGCACATTCGATAACTGCCGAGAGTTGAGGATAGCCGACACCAGTTTGTATACGAGTAGTGCATACACTACCAGGACCAATACCCACTTTAACAATATCTGCTCCTGCAAGAATAAGTTCCTCCGTCATTTCGCCTGTTACTACATTCCCGGCGATGATTATAATATGTGGATAGTTTTGTCTAAATCCTCTTACAAAGGCAGCAAACCTTTCTGAGTAACCGTTTGCAACATCAATGCAAACATACTTTAGATTACCATCTGCTTGTTCGTATACTTCACGAAACTTTTGATGATCGTTATCAGTAATACCAATGCTCATTGCTACATAGTTTGTTCGCAAGTAGTCATCAGTATCAAAGAACTCAACAATCTCTTCTACACTATAAGTCTTAACCAAGCAGGTCATAATGTTTTGTTTAGCAAGTGTGTCTGCCATTTCAAATGTACCAACACCGTCCATATTACTTGCCATAATAGGTACACCACGCCAATGTCTGTATTCACTATTTTCAGGAAACTCTGGCTTGTAGTTACGATAAGTGTAACCACGTTCTAGATCTACATCTTTACGACTTCCAAGTGTCGAACGTTTAGGACGTATTAGAACATCCTTGTAGTCTAATTTTACGTCTTCTTCAATACGCATTTATTTTGCTCCACAGTTAAATGAAATACTAATCCTGTTTTGGTTGGTTGTGTTTCCATCAACACTGTGATGTAGCCAGCCTGGAAAAATATATAGTGCTCCTGTCTTTGCAGGATAAGTTGTTTTAGATGAATTAAAATGATGTGGTTGTTTTATTAGTGTACTTGGTAAGTGATACTCGGCACCGTCATTACGCATAAAATTAATATTGCCTTGGCCTTCTACTGCATCAATATAATACACTCCACTAAACACAGCGTCTTGGTGATGATGAGTATGATTGTATGCTCCTGGAGGGTTAATATTAATCCACACATTATACAACGTAACAGGATTCAATCCAACTGACTCTGCAATCTCGTTAACTGCTTCATCAATATGTTTTACTAATTGATCAAGTTCTGCACTGTCACCAGATTTAATATCGTTACTTTGATATCCGCCATAGTTACTAATAACTCTACCTTTGTCAACTTGTGCGTGATTATTCGCATAAGCCTTTAGTGCTTCGTTATCAATGCCTTTTACATCAGCGTTCCAAATGACACTGGGAAACCAAGGCTCTGCATTCATCGGCATTGCTTAGTATCCTTGATCTTTGTTTTGCTTTTGTTTTTTCTTCCAACGTGCAATACCAGCGGCTTTTGCTTTAGCACGTTTTTCACTAGGCTTAACGTAGTGTGTACGTTCTCTTAGCTCTTGAAGTACGCCTGCTTGTTGTACTTTCTTTTTAAAAATACGCAGGGCTTTATTAAAATCACCATTACGTACAGTAACCGTCAGTCCTGCGGGTGTATCTTTTTCGTTCCTTTGATTCCCGCGATCTCTGTTATCTCTTCTCAAGTTGACCTCCTATTAAGTCTTCAATTATATCTAATCCATAAATTCTATTTGGACTTAGTTTATTATACAACATCCAGTCGTCATTTGTCAACCAATAAGTGTGTGGTAAACTTACCAAATAACTGCTTAGTGTTTTAACGTGGGCTGGACTGTTGTCGTAGTCTAGAATAACAATGTTACTCATTTTAGAAGTAGTCAACAGCCAATCGACATCAGCTTCTTCTTCAGGCAAATTATACAAATAGATATTAATTTGCCCTTGTGTGTTTGCTAATATTTCTTGTGCTTGTTCTCTTACCGCATCACTCGGATATATTAATACTACCGAGTAATTTTGATTGAATAATTTATCTGGTGGAGTGATCAATAATAATTTATTATCCACTGTTACTTATCTAACCTCTTCCAAAGTGATGAATCGTTTTGTTCTTCATTCTGTATATAACTATCTTTGGTAGACGGATCATCTAAATCTGGCTTTGTTTCTTTAACAATTTGTTTGCCTTTGTCCTTCATAATGTATTCTTGATTATCAAGTTCTTCAGGATAGAACACTCTATTTTTTGTATCTGGAATACTGTCTTGTTCTTTGGCAACTTCTTCTTCAGCGGCTGCTACCCACTTATTCCAACTCTCCAGATCGTTTGATTCTTCCGACGATTCTATACTTTTTTTTTGAGGCTCGTCTTCGAACTCTTTGTCTAAGGTTTCTTGATCGATGTCTTCATAAGCCGGTACTTCGTCTGGTTCCACTCGCTCAGTTGTTGCATCTGGATTGGTAGTATCATCTTTTGGTACCACGTCTCCACTATCTCCATCTGGAGTAACATCATCTTCTGTAGCATTTACTTCTTCCTCTTCCTCTTTAGGTGGCGCAGGAGCATCAGGATTATAAGGAACGTTGTCAACTATACGCTGTGCTCTTGCTCGTTCGTATTCTTCTCTCTCGAGCCGAAGACGTTCACCGTCGTCATCCTTGGGTTTTCTAAACTCAAAGGTATATTGACTGGCGATCAAAAGTAATACTGCTAATGGATCAAACACAAAGATAATAATCATAATTACCCAACGCACTGCTTCTTCTAGCATATTGTTGTCTGCTTGTTCGCCATAAACAAACTCAGCAATGTATTTGATTGGACCTACTTCTGCTTCTAGTTTACGGTATTCGCTTTCTAGTGCAATTCGTTCCTCAGTTAATGTTTCTATTTCAGATGATGCGGTTCGAACTCGTTCGGACTGCTCGTCTATGGCCTTTTGGACCTCATCTGCGTTTTCTTTGTTACCAAGTTGCGCTCTTAGTCTATTGATTAATTCATTTGATTGAGCGACTTGATCCTCTGCGCTCTTACGCAGACGTTGTATTTCATCTCTTGCTGTTGCAATAACAGGCGATTCAGTTTGACGTACTTCGTCAATCTTGCCTAGCATTGTAAGCTCACGTTCTTTGAGCGCAGGAATTTGTACTGTACGTATATCCTTGACTACGTCTGCTAATCTTACACGCTCGTTGTCTACTGTAGTTGTAGCGTTTTTGCGTACTGTTGCTACTTCGCCTTGTATTTGCGTTATACGTTCACGTTGTGCCGCAACCCAAGCTACTAATGCTCTACGTGTGTTTCCACCAAATGCTCCGTCACTGCTTACGCCTATGATAGCTTGTCCTGCACGTACTTGATCACGCTCGCCACTTTGTAGTTGATTGGTTACACGAATGATCTCTTTTTCAATTGCATCTATTTGTGCAAGTAAAGGTTCAACTCCACTTGAGTCTGCATTAAGTCCTGCAATCTTAGTTTCGTATTCTTTAGCACTAGTTTCTAAACGTAGGATCTCTGCTGTAATACTTGTAAGCTGATCTTCGTATGGCTTAGTGCGTGTTGAATCATTTGCTCTGGCATCTGTAATAATTTTATTTTGTTGTTCAATAGCAGGTTGAATACGATCAAATGCTTTGTCAATACGTTCTTGTTCTTTATCAATCTGCGACTGTATTGTTGCATCTGCACCTGTGTCACTATTTTCTAAGTCACGAATTCTATTTTCAGAACGTCCAACTATACCTAGCTGTCTATCTATTTCTGACTGGATGGTTTCAATACGTGCAACACTTTCTTCGCTTGCACTAGTTTGTTCAATATGCGCTTTTGACAGGAAGCCAAAGATACCCATACTAGTAATAAACATAAGAACTACTACTGCGGTAGCTAAGTAGGTCCTAAGCCACCAAGCGGCTTTGCTCCAGTACTTGTGTAACCACACTGCGGTAACTAGTTTACCTATTTCAAGTACACCTCCCATAATCATAATGGGAACTGCGGCCGCCGCAAAGATTGCAACCAATCCTGCGACAGAGTAATATATTGCTACAGCACTAATTGCTAATGCTGTGATTAGAGTTAAAATTGCTAAAAACATAGTACTATATTTAACCTAATCACTATACTTTAATAAAACGCCAGTTATTTCCAGAACCACACGCTTTCTGATTCATAGTAAAAGTCTGACCGTTTGTGTCAATAATTGATGATCTCAGCGTCTTACAAGTCTTACTTCCTGCACGATACATATCAGCAACCATTACTTGACCCCTTGCAGTATTTGTACTCCAATCACATCTATTTCCATAATTGGAATTATACAAAGATGTTGCAAGACAGGCTTGGTGTTTGTTGTACGACTCTTTGTCTAACTTGTGATACTCGTGTTTAAAAATATTGTATACTACACCTATTGCAGTAGTTGGCTTTTGATAGCCATCAGCGGTGCTAATAGTTGTACTAGAGCACCCACTAATGAGTGCTAACAGTATACCAATTCCCAGTGATTTGATCACGGCATCTTTTCTGTCTAACATTGGTTCGTTCTCCTGTAACGCTGTTAAAAAATTCTTGCTCTGAATACATACACTGTATACTAGGCGGAGTTGTTGCATAAAGTTCAAGTGGATTAGTTGAACACTTTGATCGCTTGCTATGATCAATGTCACCGTTGTTTGACTGTGTGTCGCTACTATAGACACAGTCCATAGATGCTTCTACAGGTACAAACGCCGGAGTACTCGAACATCCACTAAGAACTATAAGAACTACTCCTAGTAAAGGAATACTAATTAGGTAGCTGAGTCGTTGCAACATTAATCTGATCCTCTGGAACTTTAATTTTTACAAACGTAACAAATTTACCTTGGTATGGATACGTCATTGAATCAATAATCTCATACTCTTTTAGTGTAGACGGTTTGATCTTATTCGAACGAGTCAATTTGTTATCTTTAGATTCGTTGTGATATGTTAGATCTGCTTGACTACTAACTACACCATTGATTCTGTCTGCAACTTTTGCTTTAGCGTTCATAATTGCTGTGCTTCTAGAAAAGTCTTCAAAGCCATCAGTTGCGGCTCCGCAACCTACTAAGTTCTTTTCACGCCAGAACAGTTTGTACCATTCGTCAGTAGTATATTGTTGACAGTCATCGTACCACTTGGGCACTTTGTATGATGTTGATTCCACGTATGTCTTTGTTGAACTACACGCTGTCATTGTAATCATTGCTACACCTGCTAGTAGCACCGTTAATTTGCCTTTAATCATAATCAAGCCTCCATAGCCTTGTTTCATTTATAGTTACACTATACTATAAGTTGTTGTAGTTGTCAATACTTTTTGGTAAACCTAGTCTTGACGATAAAAGATATGTTCGCCAATTCTACCAATCAGTTGAAAGTGTCGAGCCCAACTTGGATCAACATACTTTGCGTGGTAGTGTGTTGCGCCTTCTGTAATGCCACGAGCATCAAAATGAACAACCATATTGTATGCAATCTGTTGTGCTTCTACCCAAGAATCCATATCTTTTGGCCAATCACTTTTGCCATCGCAATACCAGCTGAACTGACATTTGTTACGCACCATAACCATTTTAGTTTCATCTTTCCAGCTAGGACGTTGCTTGCCTTGGTTTACTACTTTACAAATAGTATCTGGATAACGTGTATCCTGTACACGATTAAGAACTACATCAGCAACAGCCATTCGGTCTGCTCTGTTACTGCTTCGTGATTCAAAATAAATGTTCTGTGCTAGACACCACATCTCTGGACGTTCTTCTGCTGTAAACAAGCCTTTAGCTTGTCCTGCTTGTGCAAAACTAAGTCCTGCTGAACAAAATACCGCAATGGTGATGATTCTTTTCAATGTTTGCTTTGTCATAATAAACTCCTATCGACGCATCGCGGCAATTTCTTTGGCTTCGTTAGTGCCACGCATTACCGGAACTGCATTTGATTTGTGCATTGTTGCAATGCCAACAATAAGATCGCCTGTGTATTTCATAGACTCTTTCTTAGTGCCGCCTGAACAACCTTTGTTAAACGTACCGTTCTTAATTGCTTCTTCCATTGAAGAAGGAATTCTTGGCTCATCTCTGCGCCAGCTATCGTCTGGCTTATAAGTTGTTGCTTTTCGCTTAGGTGCTTTGTACTCGCCTCGTACATATGCAATGTAGTCATCGACAGTGTCGTACTGTAGTGAATGATTGTTTGCTCGACGCATTGCCTTGTTGTGCTTACGCCATTCAATAGTATGACGCTCTATATCTTTTTGCGTCAACGCTTTCTTCTTACGCTTTTTGGTGTTAAGAGAAGTCATACCTCTCACAAGTCCCATAGTCATAAAAAAACTCCTGCTATTGTTAAACTGTATATACAGTATAGCAGGAGTTTAGTTAACTGTCAAGCAGTTTTGGTAAACTAGTTACGCCGCAAACATTTTTGCTCTTGAACCGTTTACATCTCTAGCAGTAATCGCATAGCGAGTCTTACCAGTTGTAGCAACGTCAGTTTTCACGTTCAAGCCAGCCGCTTTGAGTTCACTCATTCTTGCTGGTAATTGTTGAATACCGAATCTTGCTTTAGCGTCTGCCGCTGTCAATGTTTTACCTGTTCCACGTAGATACGTTTCTAGGAATGTTTTTTGGTTAGTTTTGATTTTTGTAAATGCCATTATGGCCTCCATTAGTTAATTTAAAATTATACTAATTTTCTTAGTATGTGTAACATTATACACGAATCTACAAAAATGTCAACCTTTTTTGGACAAACTACTTGCCTTCCATTAATTTAACGGCTGCATCGTAATCTTCTTGTGCAATTACACCTTCACGTAATAATTTGGTTCTGTTTGCTAGGTGCTTTAATTGGATTTCTTCTTTGCTTCCGCCAAAGTATGCCACAGCGTGTCCTTCTTCAATAAGGATATCTGTTACAAGTTCAGCTGGACCATTTTCAAAACGTTCTACTTTGAAGTCTCCTAAGATACGTCCGAACTTGCCTTTCATATCTTCACCTTTGCGGTCTTCAGTAGTAATAAGTTTACCACCGTCTTCCATAAGTTCTTTCAAACGTGCTTTAGCGGCTTCACCAAACAAGTCTTCTACTTTGTCCCTTGTACGTGACTCAGGCGTGTCAATGCCCATAATTCTTACACGTTCGTCTGTTAATGTTACTCCAAATCCTAGATCGATATCTACATCTACTGTATCACCGTCTACTACTTTAATAACTTTTACATCATATTCATTCTTTTGCATTTTATTTCCCTCTTATTCATCTAAGTTTAATGCTTGGTCGCCCCATAGTTCCATTACTGCCGCGGCAAACGCTTGCCCGAAGAGCCACATAAGTGTAAGAATAATTATGCCCACGCATATTATTAGAAGCCATACTATAATTTTTACTATTATATGTTTGTCTTCTACCCAATGTGCTACTCGTTTTATTTTGTTTTTAACGCCGCCTAGTAAATAGTTTCCTATTACAAAACGTGCTAACCGCATTACAATTAATATCGGAGAACTTAATACGTCAAACAATATTAGGAACAAGTCTACTGAAGCATCTATAATGTTGTCAACATTGAACCAATTGCGAATACGTTCGACACGTTCTCTGCGTTTCTGTTCGCGCTTGTCCATTTGCCCTGCCCTTTATATGCTAACTTTATTTAGTCATAAAAAAAGAGCCCTGAGGCTCTAATTTTAGTGTTATGTTTTTAACTTAGAAGTTAAACGATAGACCTGCTGTTGGTGTCCAATCTTTTGCGTCTGTATCATAATCAATACCTGCGCTTAGTTCTGCACCTGCTACGTCTACTGTGTACTCACCACCGATGTGCTGTAGTTTGTTAGTATCTGAACCGTTGATGTATGCTTCTAATCCACTTACTGCAAGTGAACCTTCAAAAGCCATTGCTTCTGCATCCAAGTCGTATGTTGCCATACCGCCTGCTGTTACCATACCTAAGTCTAGTCCAGCAACTTCTGCACCTAGTACAGTGTTTTCGCTTGCGCGGTTGTAGTCAGCACTTGCTGTTACGTCTGCAATGCCTGCGTCTACTGTGTATGCACCTTGTAGGTTGCTTACTTCAGTTACATCTGTTGTCCAGTCTGTTAAGCCTACTGCTACACTTGCATTACCAAATGACAATGCTACTGATTCAGTCATTGCCGGTGCTGCCAATGTGCCGTCTGTTGATGCGTTTGCATTTGTTTCTGGCATTAAGTTGTTGTCATCACCAAACACTACGCCTACGCCTGCTACTGTTGTGCCTACTGCCCAAGTGTCAAGTGTTAGAGCATTACCGTCTGTTGCTTTAAAGTCTAGGTCTACTGTTGCCATTGAACCTGCATCTACATCTAGTTCGACACCCATTGTGCCTGCTGTTTTGCCTGCTGTTGTTTCAGCAAAGTCTAAGTTTATTGCACCTGAAATTACAGGTGTATCAGCCGTTGCTGATGTTGCTGCCATTGCGGCAACCATTGCTATCGCGAGAATACGCATTTTGTCTTCCTTATATATTTTTGTTAAGTGAGCGGGGTGGGTTTTTGTGGCTCACGTATTAGTTATAACATATTCAATATAAAATGCAATGCTTTAGAGCGGTTTTAGCTATATATGCCACAAATAAAAAAAAGAGTGTTGCTATAAAACAACACTCTCTAATGCTATGTTTGGTAACAAGGCCTAACTACCTCGTAACAGCCTAGGCTGCTAATGAATAATTTGCGTTTGCAATTATTAAGTTTGTTCGCGTTAACCGAGCTTACATCCGGGCAACTCCACTCTTCTACTAATCCGCCTGTCGATCCTAGTTCAGCCCCATCATAAAAACATTCAGCAAATGTGCTTATGGTGGAGCTGCCGGGTACCGCCCCCGGGTCCAGCTCGTCGTTTGAATTGCTTCAACGTTACAAGTATATTTATAACACTCTTATGCTAGAATGTCAAGTTCTTTTTGTAGTTTTTTGTTCTTTTTAGTAGTTGGTATTTTTCGTAACCAACTGTCAGCAATGTATGCCCTAGGTGACGGGCCTAATTGAATAGTTAGGTCCTCTGCTTCAATCCACCAGTAGTAATCTGCAACCGGTGCTTCACAAGGCATTCCTCGAAAGTAAAACTGTTCTTTTTCTTTAAACTTGCCAATATATTCTGACACGTTAACAATGCGTCCTACGTTTGCAGGATTTACACTAAACACTATTACTGCTTTATCGCCTTGTTCTACATTCATTACCAAAAGCCTAAGTTTCTTCCGTTGCCTGCAATAATACTAAAACAAGTTATTATATGCAATACAATCCAAAATGTTCTAAACCAAAGTGCTTTCTTTACATCATCTTGTGATATAGGAAGAAACTCTGGTTTGTCGTCGTCTGTTATTCCTACGGGCATTCCAACTGTTCTTGCCCACATTTTTAACCATCTTCGCTGACCGCTCATTAGGCACCATTCGCAAATACGTTAGGACTACCACCTGTCATTTTGCCAGCATCAACTGCATCGTTTATTCTTGTAACTGCAATGCTGTTAATGAAAACATTAGGCGATCCTGCTTTAGTTACATCTGTGTGAGAAACACAATCGTCGCCGCTTGGTATGTCGTGTGATACTGTAGGAGCACCAATTACAATAACATCAATGTTATTGGCGTGTACTGTACCGTCTGTGTTAGAACTATCAATTGTAGTTGTTCCGTCACACCCGTGACCAGTGTTTAGTGCATCTCCTACTCTGCACACTGCAGGCATTAGAGTGCAATGCCAGTCGTTTGTGTTGTGTATTGTTTGCTGATCTCATCTTCTGTTTTTGCAACACAAAGAACTGATGCAGCCTTCATTACAAATTTACCAGTAGGTGACACAGAGAACATAAAAGGAGCAAGTCCTAATCCTTTCTCTTGTGCAATAAGAACCATTGGTTTATGCAATGTAATATTTTGATCTGTTTCTGAATCTAAACGTCCAAGAATTTCTTCTCCTGAACTTAGTTTCAAAGAAATAGTATCTCCGTTTTTATATGGGGTTTCTAATAACATTATAGTGTGAATCCTGTTCCGTTATAATTAGTGTTGTCGATGTATTCAATCATTTGTTCGTAGCCGCCTACTTTATTTCCACCTACAATAATCTGTGGGAATGTTCTTGCGGTAGGAAAAACTTCAAACAGTTCTTCTCTAGTAAAATCAACATCGAGTTGTTTGTATTCAAATTTAAAGTCCCTTGCCTCGCACAACGCTTTTGCCTTTGTACAAGAAGGACAAGATGGTTTACCATATATAGTAATCATAAACTGAATCCTTTTAGGCTGTTTTTATCAACATCCTGTTTAATGCCACCAATGATATAACTTTCAACTTCTGTCTCCTGCGGTGCAACTTGCAAGCCTGAGCTAGATAGCCAATGCTGTGTCCACGGTAGCGGGTTAGT